TTACTCGCGGTTTTGACGAAGAACGTTGAACGCCTCAAGCGTATCAGTGACATCCGGTGCACGATGCAGGCGCTTCCGGTAGCTGCGCTCCGTCGTCGACTTCTGCGCATGGCCGAGTTGTCCCTGTGCCGCCTCGAGGTCGTGGCCGTTGGCGACTGCCGTAGCGACCGTCGACCGGAACGATTTCGGCACCGACCCCTCGAACTTCGTCCCCCGCAGAGCGGCGTGCCACTGCGTCAGGAAGTTCCCTGGCGAGCGGAGAGTGCCGACCTTCGACGGGAACACGAGCGCCGTCGTCGCCTCGAGGCGGCGACGCATCAGCATCGCGGTAACGAACGACGGCAGGAGGAGCTCGCGCATCCCGGCCTCCGACTTCGTGTACTCCTGGATGATCCGCGACGGCCCGCCCTTCTCGCCGCGCACGACCGTCCCCCGGACCTCAGCGACGACCGGCGTCTGGTGGAGATGCACGAGTGGCCACCGCATCGCGAACACCTCGCCGCTGCGGCATCCGGTGCCGAGGTAGAAGTCGGCAACATCGGCGAGATCCCCGAACCGGCGCCCTCGGGCCGGCTTGCCTGCATCCCAGGCGCGCAGGATCGCGCGGAGTTCGGCGACGTCGTCGAGCGACCATGCGACGATCTCCCGCTTCGGCACAGCGATCGGCGCGATCGAGCGCGCCGGTGACACCTCATAGGCGTCATGCCGTGCAGCGAGGTCGAACATGCCCTGCAGGATGACGTGCGCGAGCTTCGCGTTCGCCTTCGACGAGGTCGCGAGCGTCTTCACGAACCGATCGAGCCGCGAGACCGAGACCTCCTCGAGGCGGAGGTCGCCGAGCGCGTCGAGGATGTGGCTGTCGAGCACCTGCTGATAGCGGGCGCGGGTGGAGGGTGCACGGTCCTTCTCCTGGTACTCCTCCCACCACAGGTCTGCGAGCTCGCGAACTCGGGTCGTCCGTGCGATCTCAGAGACCGGCGCTATCCGGTCCTTCATGGCTGCGATGAGCTTGCGCTCGGCTTCAGCCGGCGTCTTGCCCTGGCGCTGCATGACGCGAGTCTTACCGTCGCTATCGCGGTAGGACGCGACAGCGGTCGGCTTGCCGCCGACCGTCGTGCGGCGGATCTTCCCCCATGTCTCGAGGATGAGCGGCGGGCGTGCCATCACCAGTGTCCGTTTCTTCTCATGCGCATGTAGGTACGCATCACCTTCTCGGTGACGTTCAGCTCCAGCGCGACGACGGCAGGATCCTCAGTGATGCCGTAGAGCCGCTCCAGGCGGGAGGGGCGCACGAGTCGGCGAGCAGCGATGCGATCGGCGCGCATCTCCTGAAAGTCGGTGGTGCCGACGTCGTTGTGTTCGAAGTGCACGAGCTCGTGCGTGAGGCTGCATCGTTCCACGGCGGCATGAAGGCTGGGGCGCACGAAGATTGCCTGGTGCTCGACCGAGAAGGCCGCCATCATCTCAGCGTTGGGGAGATCGTCGCGGAAGACGATCGGAACATCGAGCATGTCGGCATGCTCCCATGGGTCGTAATCGTATGCGCAGGGCCCGTCTTGAAAGCCTCCGACGCCGAACATGTAGCCGTACCGGCTTCCCGCGTACTCGCCGACATCGATCGTCAGCTCGTTCTGGAAGTCAGCAATGCTCATGTCTATCCCTCTCCGCGTGTCGGATCAATCGGCGTGTTGTCGGTGGATGCGGCTAGCGGCGTGTTATGCAGCGGTACCGTCGTGAGATCAATATCGCGGGAGCCGCCGACATCGAGGGGTTTCACGTTGGAAGGCTCGGCGGTTTCGGCGCGCGACTCGGCCTCGGCGATGACTGTGGAGGTCGCAACGCCAACAGCGCGCGAGATGAGTCCGACTTCGCCGACCGTTGCGGGCGGTGGCTCCTGTCTCAGGATGATCCCCAGCCGGTTCGCGGACATGCCCGTAGCGAGCGCCAGTTCGCGACGCGAGATACCGCTCTGCTCCACGTACTCGGCGAGCACTGCGGCGATCTCTCTATCGACCGACTGAAGTTCCTTCTTGATTCGAGCCACGTCCAGAGTGTACCCATTTCGGTTCACTTTCGGCAATGAGGTTGCGAGAGAACCGAAATGGGTTCACGATGGACGCATGACGAACCGAAATGGGCTCACCACTCTCGATGACGAGGTCGCCGCCGAGGTGCGTGCCGGAATCGCTCGCACGCCGGGCGTCAGTGTCAAGCGGATCGCCGAGAAGAACGACATGCGCAGAGCTACTCTGTCGGCGCGGGTGAATGGGCACGTCGCGTTCAGCCCCTCGCTTCTGAGCGCCGTCGCCGCGGAGATCGGCGAAACAGCCTCCAGCATCGTCGCCATGGCTGAGGCGTCGCTCGAGCGCAAAAACGAGGCGGCTCAGAAGCGCTCGGAGCGTGCAGCGTGACTGACCTCGGAGTAGTTCTCCTGCGCCTCGAGCGGAAGATCGAGGACCTCTCCGCTGGCCACAAGCTCCGGGTCTATTCGACCAGGGGTGCAGCTGAGTACTGCGGCATGAACTACGGCACGTTCCGCAACCGGGTCGCAGCCGGAACGGGGCCGACGCAGCACAAGGATGGCGACTCGAACGCGTTCTATGAGTCGGATCTCGACGCGTGGAACGAGTCACGGCTACGTCCCGTCGGCCGCGATGCAGAGGCGGTGGCGTCGTGATCAAGCATCTCTTCGATGGCGTCTCGCATGATGATCGCCGCAGCCATGATCCGCTCCTCGCGCGTCAGATCCACGTCGCTGAGCTTACTGCGTCCGGTGTTGCAATTCGGGTCACCCCGGAGATGCGGCAGAGCCTCGAGGGGACTCGCCGTCAGCGTCGTGGGATGAGCGAGGCGCGTGAGCTACTCGCTAGCGTTTCCTTCGAGACGGTTCGAGAGGTCCGTGAGAACCAGCGCGGACGCGCCCGTAACCCGCGCGGTCTGCGCGGTGAGCATGCGCACCATGACGTTGACGTAACGCGCCCACTCGTCGAGATCGAAGGTGCCGTCATCGCCGATGAGGAGCGCCGGAGCCGACGCCTGCGCGTTCAGGAGCTCGTCCGCACCCTGCTTCAGCTGCTCAACGAGCTCTCGGATCTCCTGGTCCATGATTCTCCTCCGGTCGATGCTTGCGGGCCGGAATCCCGCAATGCCTCTGAATCGATCGTAGGGGTCGCGTCCGGCGCGGCGGCCTCTCCTTCGAGCGGCGCGCCGGGCGCATCTTCTGGAGTGATCTCATGATCTCCCGTTCTGGGGACCGGGTGCCCGCTGGGGTATCGGGCGAGGCGGGTCGGGGCACCGTGGGGACGGATGCCCCGACCACGTCGAACCGCTCGGACGATCTGGCCGTGGCGCTGTTCAGCCCCGTGCTGTGGGCGGTCGCAATTGGGTATGCCGTCGCAGGCGTGACGCTCGTCTATGTCGCCTGCGTGCTCGCTCCCTGGGGTCTGCTGCTCCTGATCCTCGCGATCGGTGCGCTCGCCGCCGCCGTGCTCTGTGGCTTCGTCGCCTTCGGGATCTCTCGCCTTGAGGAGGATCCGGCATGAGCGTGCTCGAGGTGTTCCGGTATTCAGACCGGGACGTGCGCACGGTCTCGGTCGACGGCGAGGTGTGGTTCGTGCTCGCGGACATCTGCGGTGTGCTCGGTGTCGCGAACGTCGGCAACGTCGCTGCCCGCCTCGACGAGGCTGATATCCGTCAGGCGGATATCAGCTCGGGCGGTCAGCGTCGCGCGGTTACGATCGTGTCCGAGTCCGGCATGTACGAGGTCGTCATCCGTTCGGACAAGCCCGAGGCTCGCCGTTTCCGCTGGTGGGTCACGCACGAGGTCATCCCCGCGATCCGCCGCACCGGCACCTACACGGTCGAGACGCCGGAGCAGCTGATGGCGCGCGCCGTCGTCCAGGCGCAGGAGATCATCGCCCGGAAGGACGAGCAGATCGCCGTGCTCGCGCCCCGCGCTGAGGCATGGGACGAACTCGCGTCCGCCGACGGTGACTACGAGGTTGGCGACGCGGCGAAGATCCTCGCCCGCGCCGGCGTCGAGACCGGCCGGCAGCGTCTCTTCGGTCAGCTCGCTGAGCTCGGCTGGATCTACCGCGGCGCTCAGGGGAAGTGGAAGGCGCGTCAATCTGCCGTCGACTCCGGCTGGCTCGCGGAGAAGCCGCAGTCCCACCACCACCCGCGTTCCGGCGAGGTCGTCCTCGACCCTCCGCAGGTCCGCGTGACCGTCCGCGGCATCGAACGCCTGCGCGTCCGACTCGGCCGCCCCGAACTCGCAACCCTCTGACCCCACACACGAAAGCGGGGCGCCCGTTGCACCGGACGCCCCACCGAAAACGAAAGGCAAGCACATGCCTCAGACACAGGATACCGACGAGAACGTCGAACCGGTGGACGACTTCGCTCCGCTGACCGCTGACATGCACCTCAGTGTCATCGAGCGCACCGAGCCCGCCATCGTCGGCCCGATCGCCACCGACCCCCGCAGCTTCTGGCCCCTCGCGCCGTGGCGCATGGCCCTCGTGGTCGTCGCTCTCCTCGGCGCCGCGGTCTGCGGCCCGCCCGCAGCCGATCCGACAACCGGATTCAACGGCGCCGATCTCGGCGTCCTCATCAGCCTCGCGATGTTCGTCGTCGCGTTCCTCATCCCGCTTCCGAAGAAGGATCCGTCATGACCCCTCAGATCACCGCCGCCCGGCTCGTCGTCCCGGACGACGCGCCCCGCACCGTCTGGATGCTCGAGCGCGGCGAGGGCGTCACCGCCTCCGACGCGTGGAAGATCGCCCGCGCCGGCATCAAGGCACGCCGCACAATCGTCGAGCAGAAAATGAACGGCTCCACCTTCCGCGGCAACAAGGCCACGAACGCCGGGCACGCCCGCGAGGCCGCGCTGCTCGACGAGGCCGCCGAGCGCCTCGCTTCGCTCACCCCGAACGGCGCGCTCTGGGCGGCACTCGTCAACGACCTCCACCGGGCCACCCCCGACGCGATCGGTATCGACCAGGACGGCGCCCTCGTCGTCATCGAGGTCAAGTCGCACGAGTACGGATGGAAGTCCGACGCGATCCCTGTCGAGCACATGGCGCAGATGCAGTGGCAGATCCACGTGCTCGGCGCCGACTACGCGCTCTACGGCTTCGAGGTCCGCGACGAGGACGACATGCCGCCCATCGATGGTGCGACGTGGATCCCGGTGCCGCGCGACGAAGAGATGATCGCGTGGCTCGTCGAGCGCGCCGACGCCTTCATCGCATGGCGCGACGCCGGATGCCCCGACGTCGACGACCTTCCCGAAGAGGTGACGGACGCGGTCGCCGAGTGGGCGCCGCTGAAGCGTCAGCTCGACGCCGCGGTGAAGGCCGAGAAGGTCGCGAACGACAAGGTCAAGGCGGCGACCGCGAAGCTTCCCGGCGCGCAGCGATTCGGCGCAGTCGGCATGACCGAGCACGGCGGCTTCCAGACCACGGTCTCCGAGACGACGTCGATCGACGAGGCCGCATGGAAGGCCGCCGCGCCCGAGGTGCACGGCCACGTCGAGATGCTGCGCGTCGAACTCGCCGTGCTCGAGGCGTCCGCACTCAAGCACTTCCCGCGCACGACCCGGAAGGCACCCGCACTGAAGTTCCAGGAGGTCGAAAATGTCGACTGAGCTCGTAGAGAAGAAGACCATCGGCGAGGTCGAGCACATCGTCCACGCCTCGGGGGAGTGGGACGGCACCGGCCCGGTCGAGTTCTCCGACGACGGCGTCACCTGGACGCAAGCGTGGGCGCCGACTGTCGAGACGGACAACGCCGGTGAGGTCATCGGCGTGCAGGTCGCGCACCCGGAGTTCGCTCGGGTCGAGATCTACCGCAAGGGCGTTCGCATCCCGACGACCGTCACGATCCGCTGGTCTGAGCAGTACCCCGCCGCATCCGAGGAATGGTCCGGCAAGTGGGACCGCTCACCGATGCGCCACCTCGGCCGCACCGTGCGCATGGTCGCCTTCCGGCAGACGTTCCGCGACCTCCTGGGCGACATCCGTATCGAGGAGGAGATCGACGAGCGCGACCTGCCGACGACGCCGACCGCAGGTGCCGAGCCGGTGGCTGCGCGCGACTGGGCGGCGGAGTTCCTCACCACCAAGACCATCGACGAGATCGACGCGCTCGAGGCCGAGGCCCGCACGGCTCGCGTGTTCACCCCCGACAAGGCCGGCACCGACCTGCACCGCACCGCCCGCAACCAGCGGAAGGCGCTCGTCGAGGCGGCGTGGGCGATCTCGACCGCCGAGCCTGCGCCGACGGTCACCGCGACCGAGACGGCTGTCGCCGAGCGCCCTGCGCTGCGGGATCACCTCCCGCCGCAGAACCGCTCGGCACGCCGCGCCGCGTCTCGCAAGAAAAAGGGGCGCCGCTGATGTTCACCAATCCGCAGACCGGCGAGGTCATCACGACCGAGCAGGCGTCGTTCGCTCTGAAGGCGGGCGCGCAGCTCCTCAACTACCAGCCCACCAACCCCGTCGAGATGGAGTACTTCATCCGAGAGGCCGTCGGCCTGATGGAAAAGCTGCCCGACGTGATGCTCGAGATCAACGGTCGCCGCTACGAAGCCGAGCGCGCCTACATCGCGAAGAAGCAGAGCAGGAAGGCGTACTACGGCCGCAACAACGTGCAGGCCACGTTCGCGACCGCGATGGCCGACGTGGACGCTCAGGACGAGCTCGAGGTCTGGCACAACCTGAAGGCCGAATACCACTACGCCGAGGGCACCGAACGCTCACTCCGCACGAAGGTCAACTCGATGCTCAACATCAACAAGGCCATCACGCACGCGTATGGAGCGCACCGATGAGTCGTGCAATGGGATCGCACCAGTCTGCGAATGCGAAGACGACAACGTGGCTCACACCGCCGGAGATTCTCGAGAAGCTCGGACCGTTCGATCTCGATCCGTGTGCCGCACCGTCGCCGAGGCCTTGGCCTTCCGCCGCTCGGCACATCGAACTGCCAGAGGACGGACTCGCCGCGGACTGGGAAGGGCGAGTCTGGCTCAACCCGCCGTACAGCTTCGCCGCCTGGACCTGGCTCGCGAAGTTGGCCGAGCACGGCGACGGAATCGCACTGGTCTTCGCTCGCACGGAGACCGCAGGGTTCGTTCGCGAGGTCTGGGGCAAGGCGACCGCTGTGCTGTTCATGCACGGGCGGCTGCACTTCCATCACGCCGATGGAACCAGGGCTGCCGCCAACAGTGGAGCGCCGTCGGTGCTCGTCGCGTACGGCCAAGCGGCTGCGCTCCGGCTCGCAACGAGCGACGTTGAAGGCACGTTCGTGATGCTTCGGTCGGCGGTGGCACGATGAGCGCGCCGACCGCGGAGACGCGCAATGCCGTCTACCGGCGCGACGAGCGTCGATGCGCGGCATGCGGTGTGCTCGTGCTCACGTTCCAGCACCGCCGAGCGGTCGGCATGGGCGGCTCGAAGAACGTCCCGTCGCCCGTCGACGGCCTATCGCTCTGCGCGTTCTGCAACGCGTCCTGCGAGGGCGCCCTGCAGGCGCAGGCGCTCCGCTTCGGCTGGAAGGTCCGCCGCTGGGTGACGCACCCCGAGCGCGTGCCAGTCTTCTACCCGATCGAGATGGCCTGGTACCGCTTCGAGGGCGTGGTCCGCATCCGGATCTCGCGCGCCGTCGCGATGGAGATGGGCTGCAGCGTCTACGGCGCCGAGTGGCTGGCCTGGCATGAGGCGATCGCATGAGCGCGCCGATCATCGCCCTCGATCACTTCGCCGGGACAGGATGGGGTGCCGCCTGCCGGTCGCTCGGCATCCGTGAGTACGGCGTTGAGCTGATGCCCGAGGCGATCCGTACACGCACTCGCGCTGGATTCCGGACGGTCTACCGGGACGTGTGGTCGGGCCTGTTCTCTCCTGAGTTGGTGCCTGCGCACAGCCTCTACATCGCGTCCCCGCCGTGCCAGACATTCTCCGTTGCGGGCCGTGGTGCCGGTCGGAGGTCGCTCGACCAGGTGCTCGGGCTTGTCGTTGACGGCGTATGGAAGGACGCCGAGCGCCTTCACACTGCAGGAGTCGCGCTCGGTGATGCGCGCACTCCGCTCGTGCTGACGCCGCTCGCTCATGTCTGGCGCCACCGCCCGGACCTCGTCGCTCTCGAACAGGTGCCGACCGTGCTGCCGGTCTGGCAGGCGATCGCCGACGTCCTGCGCTGGATGGGCTACTCGGTCTGGACCGACAACATGCAGGCCGAACAGTACGGCGTGGCGCAGACGCGCAAGCGCGCCATCCTGCTCGCCCGCCGCGACGGCATCGACGCTGCGCCGCCCACGCCGACGCACTCGCGCTACTACCCGCGCACGCCGGAGCGTCTCGACCTCGGCGTCCAGAAGTGGGTCTCGATGGCCGAGGCGCTTGGATGGGCCGAGACCGACCGCGTCGGCTTCCCTCGCCGGTATGACGGCCGCGGCGACGTCCTCACGATCGGCGGCGTCGACTACCGCGACCGTGACCTGCGCAGCGCCGATCAGCCGAGCCAAGTCGTCACCGAGAAGGCGCGCAGTTGGAACCGGTTCGACGCCGAGGGCGCCGCGACTCCGCTGAGTCTCGCGGATGCCGCCGCGCTGCAGTCGTTCCCTGCGTGGGGCCACGCCGCGGGTGCGGCATCCGTGCGCACCGCGGGCACGCGACCCCGGCCGGTCGACGAGCCTGCGGCGACCGTGACCGGCTCGGCGACGTTCGCGTGGGAGTACGCGGATGGGCGACGCCGTGCGGCCGAGCCCTCCGAGCTCGCCGCGCTGCAGTCCTATGACCCGACCTTCCCATTCCAGGGCTCGCGGTCGAAGCAGTTCCTGCAGATCGGCAACGCGGTCCCGCCGCTCCTCGGCGCAGCGATCGTGCGGGAACTCGTCGCTCCGGCATCCGCCGCCGCGCGGCGCGTCGAGGTTGCGGAGGTGGCGTCGTGAGCATCATCAGCGAGGCCTTCTCCGCGTGGCGCGAGTGCCGCGCCGAGTACGACGCCACCCTCTACTCCCAGTACGAGGCCGCGGAGGAGTCGACGAACGGCGCGATGCTGAACGCTCGCGGCCGTGAGAAGGGCATCGACCCGTTCACCCTGTTCATGGGCACCGAGGCCCGCGCGCTCGCGTACGCCTCGGAGGAGCTCGTCGAGCACTGGCAGTCGCACCCGCGGATCACGTTCGCGAAGTTCGAACGGCAGTGGCAGGCGCGCCGCGAGGCCGAGCTGATCGAGGACGCGGCATGACCGCCGTGCTCGAGGCGAACATCGCCCGATCCCTCATCGCGACAACGCCGGCGGCCGAGGAGAAGGAGTGGGCGCCGAACCGCGAGGTCACGCTCGAGCAGCTGCGCATCGTTGACATGATCCACGAGGGCAAGCCGGCGTGCCGCCTCTGCGGTCAGGTCGTGAACCACCTCGACAAGTTCGGCTTGTGCTCGAAGACGTCTGATGCTCACCAGGAATGGCGCGGCATGACGGTCAAGAAGAAGGCTGCGAGGCGATGAGCGCGATGCCCGAGTTCGCGATGACCTATGTCGTCTGGCACCCGGAGTCGATGACGTTGAAGATCGGTCGCGCGTGGGCCTGGTCACGTGTGCAGCGGTGGCTCGACCGGGGCTGGTATCCGATTGTCTGCCAGCGCGGCACGGACGCGTCCTGGGAGCGCGAGGCGCTGCGCGTGCTGCGCCGGATCTTCCCGGCCGCGTTCGCGTCCTGGGCGGACGCCGAGGACGTGCTCGGACCCGGCGGGAAGGGCTACACCGAGTGCTTCACCGTCGAGCCCGAAGACCTGAATTCTGCCCTGGCCGCGTGCATCCGGGGCTTCGCGAGAGGAACCGATGTCCACCAAGCAACGCATGATCAGCCCCGCCGACCTCGAGACGCTGGCCGATGTGCCGGACGTCGCGAAGCCGTCGGCGATGTGGCTGTGGCTGAACCTCGACCCGCTCGGTCGGGGGCGGTTCGACACGAGGGCGATCTCGTCGGCGATGTATCCGACGCTCGACTTGACTCCGGACGAGGTGTTCGAGCACTTGGTGCTGTTGACGGAGTCCGGGTTCCTGACGACGTTCCTCGCCCCGGACCCGGAGACCCGGGAGACGGTCGAGTGGCTGCTGCTGCTGCACCCGCTGAAGGTCGACCTGCGCGGCACCACGATCCGCACACCGGAGCCGCCAGGCGCTTTCCATGGACGCTCCGTGGCTATGGGTGGGGGCGGGCGCGCGAGGGCGCGGGGGAGCGCGCGGGAGCGGGCGCGGGCCGGGGTGCGGGCGGAGGACGCAGCGCGAGCCGCCGCCTGGGATGCCGTGCAGGAGGACCGGGAGCCGGCGCCAGAGCGCCCCGAGCGTCCGGCCGTGCTGGATGCCCCGCCGATGTTCTGCGACGAGCACATGCCTCGGGGAGCGGGGACGAAGAAGTGTGGCCCCTGCCGGGACAGGCGGCTCCTCCGCGACGAGTGGATGCAACGCCGCGTCTACGAAGACAGGCTCACCGAGTTCTACGAGCACGACCAGCAGGACGAAACCGAGGAGGAGTGGGATGACACACCTTTCTGAGACCAAGACCATCACGGTCCCGCTGCGGGTGTGGGGTCAGCTGGCGTCCGAGGCCGATCACCGTGGCGTGAAGGTCGAGGACGTGCTGGTCGGGGCGATCAACAGCGTCCGGCTCCGCAGCCACCGACAGGCCGTCGTCATCGGCCTCACTGTCATCGGGCACTCCGACAGGGTCATCGCCGAACTCACCGGCGAGGCCCGCGACTTCATCAAGTCCGCACGCCGAAGCGTCGGACTCCGAGCGAACACCACCGAGAGGAAACGAGCATGAGCACCGAGAACACCGAGGCGCCGGTCACCGCGATCACCGGCAAGCCTCTGACCGACTACGAGCCGTTCGTGGATCTGCTGTCGCATGTGATGGCGAACGGAATCGCGCTGGCGACCGACCGCGACTTCCTCCTGTCGCTCGATCAGAGCCAGCTTCTGCACGAGGCCGTCCGTGAGCATGCCCGCGAGTCGATCCGCTGGCGCTTCGCCGCTCACATCGACGAGATCATGCCGAGCGTGGCGAGTCGCGGTGCCGGGCTGATTGAGAAGGAGCGCGCCCGTCAGATCACCGATGAGGGACACACGACCGAGGGCGATCGGAATCAGGGCGACCTCCTCGCTCGTGCTGGCATCGAGTACGCGAACGTCGCGGTCGCCGTCCTGCGGAGCGGCCCTGAAGCGGCGCACTTCGATCCGCCGCTGCGCTGGAACTGGCCGTGGTCGAACGAGTTCTGGAAGCCGAGCGAAGACCCGATCCGGGATCTCACGAAAGCGGGCGCACTCATCGCGGCCGCGATCGACAGCCTCATCGAGGCGGGCTACTGATGGCCGGCGAGACCGTGATCACCGTCGTCGGCAATCTGACCGCGGATCCCGAGCTGCGCTTCACGCAGAACGGCCTCCCGGTGGCGAACTTCACCATCGCGAGCACGCCGCGCATCTTCGACCGCGCGGCGAACGAGTACAAGGACGGCGACGCGCTGTTCCTCCGGGCGTCGTGCTGGCGGGAGTTCGCCGAGCACGTCGCCGGCAGCCTGACGAAGGGCATGCGCGTGGTCGCGCAGGGTCGCCTTCGGCAGCGCTCGTACCAGGACCGTGAGGGTAACCAGCGCACCGCGATCGAGCTCGAGGTCGACGAGATCGGCCCGAGCCTGCGTTACGCGACGGCGCAGGTCACCCGCGCAGCGCGCACCGATGGACAGAAGCCGGCGGCGTCCGCCCCGGCACAGGAGCAGTGGGCGACCTCCGAACCGCCCGCAGATGGGGGATGGGCCTATGGCGACGACACCCCGTTCTGAGGCGCAAGACGCGTGCCCGTACTGCCACGGGAAGCTGTCGATCATCGTGTCTCGTGACCCGGATGAGGAGGTCGACTGCGTGTGCACAGACCCGCCGGAGGAGACGGACGCCGACCGCGTGGACGCGTTCGCGAAGAGCCTGGGGATCGAGCTCATGCCGTGGCAGCGCGACGTCGCAGTACGCGCGCTCTCGGGACAATCTGTCGTCCGCGTCGGGGGACGCCGAGCGGGGATGGCGACCATTGACCGCATCGTGGAAGGGGTTCGGAATGTCTGACCGCTACTGCATTCGTGGCTGCACGATTCGTGGGGAGCACTTCGCGACCTGCGACCGCCACGGCGAGAACTACAAGGGCGACAACCCGTGCCCCGGGTGCGCGCAGGTCGACGCCCGTGACGGCGTGCTGATCTGTGAGCGCTGCTATCGGCGTCTGCGCCGGCACCTCGAGGACGCTGCGGGCATCGTGGGTCACCTGCGCTCGATCGCTGATCCGACGAAGGCGGCCGCCTACGACCGGGTCCGGGTGCAGTCGTCGTCGATCGAGATTCCGGCACCTGTGGCAGCTGATCTCATCGACGCGTCGAACGACATCACGACGACGCTGAATATGTGGGCCAACCACGCAGCGGGGGAGGACCGACTCGGTGCCGGCCTCCCGGCCGGGGCGATGGCAGACGCCGCACACGACGTCGTGCAGCTCGCCGTCGACGTGATCCTCGACGAGCTAGACACCCTCGCGAACGACTCGCACCAGGTGGACGCGCTCTGCGATGGGGTGATGCTCGTGCACCGGGGCGCTCCGGACGTCTGGACGGTCGCCGACGCTGCCGTGCGATGGCCGCTCGACGACTCGCCGCGATGGGCGCAGGCCGCGTGCCCGGTGTGCGACCTGATGGCCGTGCGGATCCAGCCGGGCCGGAACGGGCGCCCGTCGCGGTACCGCTGCACGACGACGGACTGCGACTGGGAGGCGAACTCGAACGATGACGGTGGCCTGTGGGCTTCGGTGTTCGCCGAGCCAGCCCCGGCCGAGGTTCGACCGCACGACCCGCGGTGGATGACCCTCGTGGACGCTGCACGCCTCGTCGAGCGCACCACGGGCACTGTTCGGGGGTGGGTGACTCAGAAGCTCCTCACCCCGCAGATGGGTCGCTACTGGCAGGACGACGTGCTCGCCGTGGCGGCTCAGAAGAGGGGAGAGGCCGCGTGAGGACATGGCTGACGCTCGCAGAGGCCGCGGCGCGAATTCAGGGTGACGCGGCGCTCGCGTCGGCCGAGCGACGAATTCGTCGGTGGGTGGAGGCGGGTGAACTGCGCCCAATCCACGGGCGCTTCCGTGCGGAGGAACTACTCGCAGCCGAGAAGCGAATGCGATCCCGTCGAGGTCGACCTCGCAAGTCGCCCTCCCGTCCCGGCGGTGAACGCTAGAACTGCTATCGTTCGCGGGCGAACGGTAGGGTGGCCGTGACATGACACGCCCCCTACCGTTTCGCGATGAGCCGCCGTTGTCGCCGGGTGACTACGTTGTGCGCGGTGGGGCGTTCGAGCGAGCACCGACGTTACAATCGTTTGAGCGTTGCCTGAAGGTCCATGGAGTGGCCGCGATCTCGGTCGCTGCATCGGCAGGCGGTCAGCCGAATGAGATCGTGACCATGTCGCCAATTCTGCGGCGCATCGAAAACCACAGCTGGTCAACGGTGCAACGGCTGAATGACGCCGGCTTCGAGCTCGTCGCGACCGGCAAGAAACCTCACTACACGCTCCTGCTTCCCAGCGATGACCTAGACGATTCGTGGGACCATCTGGTGCGGGTGTTCAATTCGCTCTAGGCTCTCGATTCAGAAGGAGATAAGCATGCGACTCGCCGCAGATTTTCAAAGCGCTTCCGAAGACGACATCGTCACCGTCACCTTTGACGACATGATCGATGGACCCTTTGGGGCAGTGATCGGGCAAAAGGTTGAGCTCGACGACCTCGAAGGCCACACTGCCATCGGTACGATCCTTGACGTCGAGGATGAAATCATCGATGTCGCTGTCGATTTCAGTACATGGCGCTCCACGCTCGACCAGTCCGCGGGGTGGCAGCGATGGCCGACCGCCCCCACGATGTCTTGGGGCGGCGACATCTTGCAGGTCGCATAGTGAGGGGATACATCCTCCTCGCTGACTTTGCCGAAGCGATTGGTGGGAAGCTCTACATCCAAGGTGGTGGCTGGAGCAACGTTCAGTTGGCGATGCCGTTCCTCGATGTGTACGTGGCTGGAATGGTGTTTGTCCCTTGGGACGACGCTAATCGACGACGTCGGCTCCTCCTGCAACTGTTCGATGCTGATGGCGTTGAAGTCATACTGGACGGCCAGCCCGTCGAGATGCGGGGCGAGTTCGAAGTTGGCCGTCCGCCTGGAATGACGCCTGGAACCGAGATCGAGTTTCCGATCAGCGCCAAGTTCGCGGGGATGGCCCTAGCGCCCGGGCGATACAGGTTCCAACTCACTGTTGGGGCGGCTCATATCGGCGACGTGAACTTCGAAGTCCACGCCCCGAGCTGACGAGATCATCGGGTTCGTGGCCACGAAATTAATGTGTCAAACGTGTCCAGACGGTGTGTTAAGCTGTGCTTGCACCTGAACTGTGACCCGAAGCCTCGCCGATCTGGCGGGGCTTTCGTCGTTCTCGGGTGAGTCCCGCCGCCACACGCTCACAACCCTCTGCAGAGCGACCGCCGCTAGCCATGACCTCACGCTGCCCGACATGAGTTCGGGAGCCGTCGAGTGAGCAGCACCGGGCTGGTCGCATGATGCGCACCTCGAGCGGTGATGGGCGGCGGGGCACAGTCTTCCGGCCTGCCTTCGCTGCGGCGCACCTACCTCGCGCGCGGGCTGAGCAGACCGGGCACTCGTGATCGGAGTCGTGATGGCGGGGAAGCGAAAGATCACTCGCCGCTTCATCAAGCTGCGTGACGAGTTCCGTGAGCAGTGCCGTGAGGAACGCGCGTCATGCTGGCTGTGCGGTCAGGATCACATCGATTACGACGCCCCGCACGACGACTACGCGAACGACGACCGCTTCGAGCTCGATCACTTCTACCCAGTGTCGACGCATCCCGAGTTGCAGGAGGACCCGGCCAACTTCCGCCCATCCGCGCACGGGTGCAATAACGCCCGCTCGAATGGACCGCCTCGCCCTGGCCTCGGCATACCGAGTCAGGCATGGACATGAGGGAGACACCGACATGGCACTGACCGCGAACACGATCACGCTCGAGCTGCACCTGACCACACGGGCGGGCGGCCCCGTCGTCATCGGTTCCGGTGAGGTCGCCGTGCCCCTGTCCGCCGAGTCCATCGAGCAGGGCGTACGCGTCACGATCGACGAGCCGGTGCTGCGTCACGAGATCGCCGTCGCCCTGATGGACCTCGCCCAACAGATCGAACACCCCGACCCCGCTCACATCTGAGGGAAGGGGAGGGGCGGTCGGATTTCACCGATCGCGCCGACGCGGAACACCTCCCGCGCGGTCGGTTCCTCTCTCCCCGGGTTCGCCTAGAGGGGGTCGCGCGCGTATAGGAGGTGACGGGCATGGCGAATTTCACTGACGAGAGTGTCGCCGAGGCGCTCGAGAGGTCGATCCGAAATGCCCCGCATCTACGTGCGCGCCACTCCGCCGCCGTCGCCGCCGCCCGAGCTCTCGCTCGCAAGATCGACGCGTGGGACGAGATCGTCGAGTGGGCGAATGACGACGCCGCTGAAACAGGTAGCCGACCGAAGGTGCCCGCGAACGACAACGTCTCGATCGCGAGCTTCGGGAAGTACCTCGACATGCTCGGCCTCGTCCCGGACGACGCCCCAGCCGCCGGCGGGAGCCGTGCTGCTGCATCGACTCCGAAGTCGCCGAACCAGATCGAAGCGATGAGGAAGAAGCTCGGCCGCGGCTGATCGCGTGGAGGTGACCGTGGCGGACACGATCGTCTACGGATTCACCGAGCCGCGGATCTACACGCAGCCGCTCGTCAAGGAGTTGACACCGAAGACCTCCCGCGGATTCGAGATCATCGACTTCGCCCGCGATCACCTCAAGGTCACCCTGTTCCCCTGGCAGGAATGGCTGCTGATCCACATGTTCGAGCTCGACGCGTTCGGGCTGCTCCGGTTCCGCAAGGGACTCGTCATCGTCGGCCGGCAGAACGGCAAGACGCTGATCGGCGCGGTGCTCGCCGCTTTCTGGATCTACGTCGACGCGGGCCGCTGGCCCGAGCAGCTGCGCGAGTTCGACTTCGTCGTCGTCGGCGCAGCACAGAAGCTCGACATCGCGATGAAGCCGTGGAAACAGGTCCGCCGTTGGGGTGCGCCCGACGACAAGAAGATCGGCATCGCCCCGGACCGCGTGCCGATGCTGCAAGAGTTCACCTTCCCGCCGCGCATGGTCAACGGCGAAGTGGAGCTCAAGACGCACGGCGGCGCGACCTACAAGCCGCGCACCTTCGACGGCGCTCGCGGCGAGTCCGCCGCCCGCCTGCTCCTCGACGAGCTGCGCCAGCAGTACGACTACGAGGGCTGGTCAGCGATCGAGAAGTCGGCGAACGCCATGTTCGACTCGTTCCTCGTGACCTTCTCGAACGCTGGCACCGCCCGCTCGCGTGTTCTGAAAGACGTGCGCGACATCGCGCACGAGGGTGTCGACGACGCCGAGACTGAGTGGTTCGTCGCGGAGTGGTCTGCTGAACAAGATGCTCCGCTCACCGATCCGAGGGCGTTCGCGCAGGCGAACCCGTCGGCCGGATACCTGCCGGGCATGACGATCCGCGGACTGATGCGCACAGCGGCCAAGGCGCGCGAGAAGAATGTCGAGCGCATCGAAGTGCTCGGGCAGTGGGTCACGGCTGAGATCGTGCCGTACATCGACTTTCCCTCGTGGGCCGAGTGCGCGGACGCGCCGCAGGTCGACGAACGGGGCGAGCTCGTGTACGAAGGATCGTCCCTGCCCGCGGACACCCGCAGGGTGCTCGGAGTCGATGTCTCCGGCGACCGCAAGATGTCGTACGTCGCTGTCGCCGGCATTCGCGAAGATGACCTCGCACACGTCGAAGTCATCGCGCAACGCGCCGGCATGTTGTGGGTCGAGGACTACCTCGAAGAGGTCCGCGCGAAGACGGGCATCAACGAGGTCGCTCTGCAGGGGCGCGGCGCTCCCGTGTCCGACCTCGTCGAGACCCTCAAGCGCGCTGGGTTCGTGGTCCATGAGATCTCCGGAACTCCGCTGCTGAACACCGCCGGGCGACTCCACGACGCCGTCCGCGATCGCCGCGTCCGGCACCGCTCGCAGCCAGCGCTCGACATGGCCGTGGAGAACGGGACGACGAAGACGCTCAACGGGCTCCCGGTGTGGGACCGGGAGAAAGCGCCCGTCGACATCGCCCCAGTGATCGCCATCAGCGTCGCGCTCTACGCGCTACTCACCACCGAGGCCCCCGAACCGGAGGCGTCAGCATACGAGGATCACGACCTCGTCATCGTCTAGGAGGTCGCTCATGTGGTTCATGCCTGGACGTAAGGTCACCGTCTCACTCGCCGACGGATCGGTCCTCTCCGGCCGCACGCGGCTTGCGTGGCCCGGTCGCATCCACCTCGTCGAGGTCTCGACCCACCTCGGCGAGGTGCCCGGCCTGGTCATCGTCTACGCGCGCAGCGTCCTCACTGTGCAGGTGACCGCCTGATGGTCAGCTTCAACGTCTCGAACGAGCTCGTAAAGATCGACCCGCTCACCGGCGTCAGCGCCACGCGCACCGTGTTCGAGACCCCGGACCCAGGCATCCCGCTTCGTGCCGCACGCAACGCACCAAAGCTCACACCCGAGAAGGCGTGGAAGACACAGCCCTCGGTGCGGAAGGTCGTCGGGTTCATCGCCCGCAACGTCGCCTCAGTGCCGTGGAAGGTCTTCGAGCGTCTCGAGGACGATGATCGCCGGCGCGCCTCGGCGTCCCTGGCCGAGCGCCGCCTACGTCAGCCGCAGCGGTTCCGCACCGGATACCAGCTCATGTACCGGCTCACGATCGACAAGTGCCTATCGGACCGGTGGGCGGTCGTCCTCGACCCGGACACCGGCATTCCCCACCGTGTGCCGCCGCGGTCTCTCGTCATCGAATCGAACGCGATGGACGAGATCGAGTTCGTCGGATACAACGTCGGCGGACGGACGGTCGACCTCACCCCGTTACCTCTCGCAGTCGGCACGGGCTGGGACGCATGGTCTGGCGACGGAATCTCCCCGCTGACCACTCTCGACGCGATCCTGCGCGAGCAGACCAACGCCGTCGAGTGGCGGTCGAAGCTGTGGGAGGAGCGGCCGAAGTTCTCCGGCATCATCAAGCGCCCCGCCAACGCCCCGAAGTGGGAACCCGAAGCGCGCAACCGCTGGGTGCAGTCGTTTCGAGACTTCCGCGACAGCAAGGCCGGCGGCGCGCCGATCTTCGAGGACGGGATGGAGTGGGAGGACTGGTCGAACAAGGTCCTCCCGAAAGACGCGATGGACATCGAAGGGCGCAAGCTCACCGATGCCGAGGTCGCGTCCGCGTTCTACATCGCCCCCGAACTCGTCGGCGCCCGCGAGGGAACCTTCTCCAACATCAGCGCATTCCGGCAGATGCTGTTCGGCCCCGCGCTCGGCCCCCACTTCGAGGAGTTCGAGCAGGCGTTCAACGCCGAGCTCGTCCCGGCACTGTCCGGCGAGCAGTTCTACGCCGAGCTCGACCGGCAGACCGCGATCAACGGGTCGCTGCTCGAGCAGGCGAAGGTGATGTCCGCAGCCGTGGGCGGTCCCTGGATGACGCGAGCCGAGGGCCGCGGGATGCAGAACCTCCCGAAGCTCGACGGCACGGACGAGCTGATCACGCCGCTGAACGTTCTCGTCGGCGGCCAGGCGTCCCCGCAGGACGGCACCACCGCCGGCGGCGGTGGGACCGCGCAGCCCCTCGCAATCGAGGCAGCGAAGGTCGGAGCCTTCACCGTCGACGAGCTGGTGAAGCTCATCGCCGCGGCGAACGGTCTCATTCGATCCGGGTTTCTTCCGGAGAAAGCGCTCGAGGCCGTGGGCCTGGACCCGATCGAGCACAGCGGTCTTCTGCCGGTGACGGTGCGAGACGACGAGAAGTCAGGAGGTGGCGACGGTGGCAGCACCAGCAGTGCGTGAGGCTCGCAAGAGTCTCGCGGTATCGGTCAAAGCGGCGGACGCCGACGCAGGAACGGTGACAGCTCTCGTGAGCGCATTCGGGGTGGTCGACTCGTACGACGAGGAGATCATGCCGGGAGCGTTCGCGAAGTCCCTCGAGGAGTTCGGCGACGACCCGATCCCGATCCTCTGGAATCACCAGTGGGGCGTCATGGACGCCCACCTGGCGGAAGCCACGGGCGAGGAGACCGACGAGGGCCTGGTCGTGACCATGCAGTTCGACATGGACGACCCGACGTCGGCGAAGGCGTTCCGGCTGCTGAAGTCCCGGCGGATCAAGGAGTTCTCGATCGGCGGGTTCGAGCCCTCCGACGGCATCAAGCGCGTCGAGAAGGACGGCCGGACGGTCTGGCAAGTCTGGATCTTCGAGCTCGTCGAGATCTCCCTCGTCCTGCGTGGCGCCAACCCCGAGACGCGCCTCATCGACGTGAAGTCAGCCGCCGAGCTCATCGCGGCGACGACCGACGAAGAAGCCACCGCCGACACTCCGTCCGGCGATGACGACCCGACGGATGCGGAGCCGAACCCCGGCGAAGCCGACGAAGACGCCGAAGCCTCGGCGGCTTTCCTGGCAGCGCAGCAGAAGGCTGCCGCGCTGCTCACTCTCACAACGCTGGCCGCAGGGCCGGAAGGAGCAAACGCATGAACCTGAAGGAGAAGCTCAAGGCCCTGCTCGCAGAGGCCGCCGAGCTGTCGAAGAAGGGCGCCGATCTCTCCGAGGAGGACGTCGCCCGTGTGCCCGTTCTCCGTTCGGAGATCGAGGACACCCAGACCAAGATCAAGGCGCAGGAGGAGGCCGCCGAAGCGCTCAAGTCCGCGATCGAGGTCGAGGACGAAGCTCCCGCTACTGAGCGCGAGGCGCGCAAGGGGCGCGGCACTGCGGCGGAGTCGGTCGGCGATGCGTTCGTCGGCTCGGAGGCGCTGAAGGCGTTCCGCGAGCGTCACCCGAAGGGTGTCGCCAAGGGCACCCCGATCCAGATCGAGGCCCGCGGAGTCGCGTCGAAGAAGGCCTCGATGCGCGCCATCAAGGCACCGCTGAACACGGTCGACAACGGCGACACAACGCCGACCCGCCTGCCGGGCATCGAGGATGTCACCTACCGGAAGCCGAACACGCTCCTCGACCTGATCACGGTCGGCACCACCGACGCCCCCTGGCTGCAGTATCGACAGCTGATCTCGGTGACCAACAACGCCGCGATCGTGCCCGAGGCTCGCACCAACAACACGGCCGCGAACCTCAAGCCGATCTCCGACCTGCAGACCCGCACGGCCGACGCCAAGGCGCACACGTACGCCGACGGCATCGAGGCGACGCAGCAGGAGCTCAACGACGACGGCGCTCTCGCGTCGCTCGTCAACGGCATCCTGACGCAGAACCTTCGCGACGAGATCGAGCGCGTCATCCTCGCCGGTGACGACGCGGCCGACGAGCCCAACGGCATCCTGAACACCACCGGTGTGCTGCAGCAGGCATTCGCGACCGACGTCATCACCACGGTGCGCAAGGCGAAGACCCTGCTGAGCGAGACGTCGAACACGACTCCGCAGGCCATCCTCCTCAACCCGGAGGACGACGAGGCGCTCGACCTGCTCAAGGATCTGGAAGGTCGCTACTACAGCGGTGGCCCGTTCACCGCCGGGCCGACGAACCTCTGGGCTGTGCCCCGGGTCACGTCGTCCGCGGTCCCGGTGGGCCAGGCCATCATGGGCGACTTCCGAGCGTTCCAGTTCCTCGTCTACGAGGCGCTGTCGATCCTCGCGTTCAACCAGCACAAGGACTACGCGCAGCGCAACCTCGTGTACGTCCGGGCTGAGCTTCGCGGCCTGCAGCTGTTCCGGCAGCCCGCGAAGCTGGCGGTGCTCGACCTCACGGCTGGTGCATGATGGGCGAGATCATCGTGAAGGACAACGTGCGCTACACGAAGAAGGACGCGAACCGTGTCGACGTCGTGACCGCAGGCAACGCCGTCCAGGCGAAGGTGCCCGTCCAGGACACCGACGCGTGGGCGCAGGCCGAAGCCGAGAAGGCCCGCGCCGAGCTGCAGGCCGAGCTCGACGCGACTCGCGCGAAGCGCGAGGCCGAGCTGGTCGCGGAGCTCGAGAAGCGCCGCGCCGACTTCGAACGCGAGCTCGAGGAGCGACGCAACGCCGAGACCGCGCCCACAGGCGCGGATCCGGACGAGGTCGCGCCGGGTGCGGACGAGTCCGACGGGACGGCGACAAAGGTCGTCGAGCCCGAGGTCACGAAGGTCCGCGAGCCCGACACCGCCAAGGGCGGCCGCGGACGCAAGTCCGACTCGACGAAGTAACCGAGAGGTGGTGACTGGCATGACGATCCCCGCAATCGTGACCGCCCAGACGCAAGTCGACCCCGCGTTCTGGCTCCGCGCGGCGAACGCCGCTGTGCGTCGCGAATGCGGATGGCACGTCGCGCCGGTGATCACTGAAACTCTCATCCTGGACGGCAGGGGCGGCACTCGCCTGCTCCTGCCGTCCCTGCGGGTCCACGCCGTCATCCGCGTTCTGAACGACGGCGAAGACGTCACCGCTCGCGTCCGTTACTCTCGCCGCGCCGGGATCCTCACCCTCCCGGCGGGATGGTCGACCGACGTCGGATCCATCGAGGTCACCCTCGAGCATGGGTTTTCGATCGAAGACGTCCCCGACGTCGCCGCGCTGATCGTCACCTTGACTAAGCGTGCCGCAGCGTCTGGGGCCAACATCGCGCAGCAGAACCTCGGCCCTGCCGGTGTCCGCTACGCGCTCGGCACCGACGGCGCACCCCTCAGCCTCCCGCTCCTCGCCTCGGAGAAGGCCACGCTCGCCCCCTACGCCCTTGCCGGTGAACCCTGATGAGCTGGCTCGATAACCTTGCCGCACCGGAGCAGAACCGCATGCCACACGGCCACACCGTCTACCGGCTCCGCGCTGGCATGGTGCGCGATCGCACCACCAACCGCGAGGTGCGCGGCGACTGGACCAACCCCGACATCTTGCCTATCGAGGGTGCGTTCGTCGCGCAGACTTCGACGTCACTGCTCGGCGACGCCAGCCGCCAGCAGGCTGTCGAGGCGAAGTCGCTGTTCTGTGACGGCGCCTTCGACGTGCAGAAGGGGGACCGTATCCGCGATGGCGCGGATGGCGCCCCGATCTACACCATCGACGGTATCCCGCCGGCGGCCGATACGAATCCGTTCACCGGGTGGATGCCGCCGCGTGAGATCCCGCTGACCCGCGCGGTCGGCTGACTGAACGGAGTTCTCATGGCTCGCAGCGGCGACACCGAGGTCGAATTCAACGAGGGATTCTTCGAGACCGTGCTGCGACAGCCACGAGTGGAGCGCCTCGTCGACTCGGTCGCCGAGAAGGCACTCACGAACATGCAGGCTGACGCACCCCGGGACACCGAGGCATACGTCGAGGGGCTCCACATCGAGCACCGCGAATCCCGGTACCGGCGCGTGACGCGCGTCGTCGGATCGGATGACAAGACTCTGCTCATCGAGTCGAAGACCGGCACGATGGCCCGCGGACTCAAGGCAGCGAAGCGATGAGGGTGATGCCGCCCGAGCTCGTCACCTGGCTCATGAGCTACGTGTCGGATGCGGCCGCGGCCGACGGCTTCGACGTCGACGTCGTCGGAGCCGAACCCGAGGACCTCGCGCTCCCAATTCCGCGACCGCTGATCGTGATACGAGTCGACCCCGGCTCGCGCCTGGACTGGACGACATTCGACCGCTCGATCGGTGCATCCGTGCTCGGCGGATCGAAGAACGTCCCGACCCCCATCGTCGACCTCGCTCTCTGGCTCGCCTCCGTGCTGTTTGACGACGCGCTCCCGCTCGCCGCCGGCAGCCCCATCGCGAGGGTCGACTTCGACGGATGTAACGGGCCCTACGCGGTCACCGAAGAACTCGACGTCGCGCGGCAGTACATGACCGCGCAGTACGTCGTCGAAGGCTCCTGGTGAGCCACTCACCCGATACGCGGATACGTCGGCAGTCGACGTGACCGTTCCCACCCACCGGCTCCGCATATGCGGAGCCTTCTTCATGTGAAGGAGAACACCCATGACTGCCGATTCCCAGGGCAACGACCTCGACGCCGTTGGCGTTCCGATCACCGGCATGGGCGCGTTCGCACCCGTCGCGATCGCGAACGTCATCGACAAGGCCACCCTCGGCGCGAGCCCGCTCGTGCTCCCCGCCGCCGCCCGCCGCCTCGGCCTGTACAAGGTCGACGGCGGCCCGGCCCCGTCGCGTGAGACCGGCGACGCGATCGAGTTCTTCCAGAAGGGCTACACGCTCGCTGGTGAGGGCACCCGAGCCGTCGTCATCAACCTCGCCGAGCAGAACGCCGCCGTCATGGCGCTCACCGAGGGCGCCGAGCCCGACGAGAACGGCGTGATCGAGGTCTCGTCCTCGCTGCCCGGCAACCGCTTCATCCTCTACGTCGTCACCCGTTACCGGGGCGGGCTCGAGAAGCGGCAGGTCGGTGTCGCGTCGGTTACGGCCGTCGAGCCCGACCAGCAGACCCGCGGCGAGGTCGAGGGCATCGCGGTGACGTTCACGTGGCAGGAGGACGAGCTGTTCAACGGCGCACCGTTCTGGCAGTGGGGTCCCGCGGTTCCCGGATCCGTCCCGGCCACCGGCGTCATCGCGGGCACGCCCGGATCGTTCACGCCCGCGGGAGCCGCCGCACCGGCGACGCTCGCCGCGCTGCAGGCGCTCGGCGCGCTCGGCGAGACGACCGCATGGACGACGGGTCAGTACGTCGTCCTCGGCAACGCCTCGCAGGCGCACTGGGACGGCGACAGCTGGGCCGCGGGAGCTGCGGCCTGACAGACCGGCTGGTCGGGATGTCGTCGGGTCATCCCGACCAGCCACTCTCACACCCACCCGACACCACCCGATGACCCGACAAGGAGACCATCATGGCAACACCCAAGAGCAAGACCGCAGCTGCGGCCGCGCCCGCGTACGACTTCGACAACTGGTCGGAGGATGCCGAGGAGAAGGCGATCGCCGCGGCCGTCCCCGAGGTGAAGTACATCATCGTCGAGAAGCGCTTCATCGGCCGCCTCGGCGACGGCACGATCGTCGAGGTGCCGCTCACCCTCACTCTCGACGAGGTCGACGAGATGCAGGCCAGCGGGGCCACACCGATCGACCAGTTCAAGAGCATCATCAAGAAGGTCGGCGGCGAGCAGCTCGCGGCCGAGTTCTCGTCCCGAGACATGGTCGAGGGCGCGATCCTCGCCGAGAAGTACTTCCGGGTGCTGCAGCGCGTCCAGCAGGCGGCCTTCCCGGAATGATCGCCGTCGCCCGGGTCATCCGAGAGCACCGGGGAAGCGTCGTGCGCACGCTGCGCGAGACGTTCAGTGTAGGAATCTCTGACCTGGGCGACGGGCTCACCTGGGGAGAAGCGCGCGACCTCCTCGAGGAGGCGTCCGCCGATCCCGGCACGCACTTGGGCGCGAAGCTCGCCGGGTGGTCGTACCCCGCGACTACCCGTCAGCTGCTGTCTCTGATCGCCGAGCTCGGCCCGAAGGCGTCGAAGAAGCTCGTGCCCTGGGTCCTCCCGGACCCGCGGCGCACTGCGCCCACCGCTGACGCGGCGGAGGTCGCCGCGGCACAGGCCGACATGGAAGCGGGCCTCGTGTTCGCCGACTGACCCGAGGGGGTGCTGATGTCCTCCGAGGTCGGTTCCGGTCACGTGTCGATCTTCCCGGTGATGACCGGGTTCAAGTCCCGCGTCACCAAGGAGACGCAGGCCGCAGGGGCAGCCGGCGCGAAGACCTTCGAGGGTGGCTTCAAGAAGGCTGGCACCGCCGTGGGGCGGACGCTCGGCCGTGACCTGAAGTCGGCACTGAACTCTTCGGCGGCCGGTCTCGGCGCGGACGCGATGCGCAAGCTGAACGCTGAGGTCGCGTCCGCGTCGGGCGCACTGTCGAAGGCCCGCATCAAGCAGCAGGATGAGGCCGGTCGGGTCCGGGTCGCCGAGGTGCGCCTGCAGGAGGCGATCGCCAAGTCCGGCGCGAACTCCTCGCAGGCGATCGCCGCCGAGGAGCGCCTCGCCGCGGTGCGCCGCACGCACTCCGCCGCGGCGGACGCCGTCTCGGCCGCCTCGCTCCGCCTCGCCGCCGCACAGACGGCCGTCCGCGCCGCGACCGCCGAGCTCGCCGCTTCGACTGCACGGTCGTCGTCGTCGATGCGCGGCATGCTACAGAACCTCCGCGCCGGATGGACCGACGCCCAGGCCGCGCAGTCCGCATTCACGGGCGTCGCCGGATCGATCGGTGGGCTGCTGCACGCCGTCTCTGACGTGTCGGGGCTGACCCGCCTCGGCACGATCGCGAAGAACGCTGCTCTCGCATCCTCGCGCGCGTTCGTGTCCCTCGCGACGCAGGTCGGCGGGCGGCTCGCGGGCGCCTGGTCGGCGTCCCGGGCGTGGCTGGGCACAGTCGGTGCGACCGTGCGTGGTGCGTTCGGTCCATTGACCGGTTACCTCGCTGCGCAGGCGACGCTCATGGCGTCCCCGTTCGTGAAGCTCGGCTCCCGGGTGGCGACGTGGCTGAGCCCCGTCACCACGCAGGTGCGCGGGGCGTTCTCGAAGATCGCCGCGATCGGTGGCCCCGCCGCCCGGCAGCTGACCGCCGCGTTCGGCTCCGGACTGGCCCGCCTCGGACCCGCGGCCGCGTCCGCGTTCACGAGCGTCGTCGGTGCCGCTGGCCGTGCCGCGTCTGCCGCAGGGCAAGCCCTCGGCCACGGCATTCAGTCTGCCGCCACCGGCACAGTCACCGTTGCCGCCGCGGGCATCGCTGTCGCCTTCACCAAGGGTTTCAGTCGCCTCGCCGCAATCGACACCGCACGCGCGAAACTGACCGGCCTCGGAAACGACGCCGACTCGGTGAAGAACATCATGGGCGACGCTCTCGCGTCTGTCCGTGGCACGAGCTTCGGGCTCGGGGAGGCGGCGACCGTCGCCGCTTCCGCGGTCGCGGCGAACATCAAGCCCGGCCAGCAGCTGCAGTCCCACCTCAAGAACATCGCGAACAACGCCTCCGCGGCGGGGATCTCGATGGAGGAGATGGGCTCTATCTTCAACAAGGCCGCCACGCAGGCCAACGGTGTCCAGAACGACGTCATCAGCCAGCTCGCCGACCGCGGTATCCCGATCTACCAGGCACTCGCCGACCAGATGGGGGTCACCGCGGGCGAGGTCTTCAAGATGGCCTCCGAGGGCAAGGTCGACTTCGAGACGTTCTCGAAGGCCGCCGAAGCCGCAGCCGGCACGGTCGCGGCCGAGATGGGCAAGACCGTCCCCGGGGCGGCGAAGAACTTCCTCGCCGCGATGGGCCGTATCGGTGCGAATGCGCTCGAGGGCATCTACGGCAAGATCGGTCCGCTGATCGCCGCCGCGACGTCCGCGCTCGGTCCCATCGAGGAACGCGCCAAGGCGTTCGGTGACGTGCTGCTGCGCGTGGTCGGCCCGGCGATGGACTGGGTCACCAACCTGTTCACCAGGGTGGGGGAGGGCGCCACCCTTGCCGACTTCGGGCTGGGGAACCTCACCGGGGTGCTCGCCCCGCTGGGAGCCGCGTTCGCCGCTCTCGGTGCCGGTGGTCTCGCCGGGGTGCTCTCGCGCCTCCCGCTGGTCGGGTCGATGCTCGGAGGCCTTACCGGGCCGCTGGCCGCTCTCGGCGGTCCCCTCGGGATCGCCGCCGCCGGGCTCGCCGGTCTCGCCCTCTCGGGTGGAGACTTCTCGGGCCTCGCTTCTGGGATCACCGGGATCGTCGATCAGATCGTCGCAGCCCTGCCCGGGCTCGTCGACCAGGTCGTCGCCGTCGTCCCCGGGATCATCGGGGGCATCGTCGGTGCGATCCCGCAGCTGATCACCGCAGCAGGGGCGATCGTCGGATCGCTGATCACCGGCATCGTCCAGGCCGTGCCGCTGTTGGTCGATGGCGCTCTCGCGCTCGTGACCGGGCTCATCGACGCCGTCGTGTCGAACCTGCCGATGATCGTCGACGCCGCGATCACCCTGGTGACCACCCTCATCGGGGGCATCATCACCGCGGTGCCGATGCTCATCCAAGCGGCCCTGTCCCTCATCGGCGGGCTGCTCACGGCGATCATCGGCGCACTGCCGCAGATCATCCAGGGCGGCATCGAGCTGCTGATGGCGCTCATCCAGGGCATCATCACCGCACTGCCGATGCTGCTGGAGGCAGCCCTCGACCTGGTCACCGGTCTGCTGACCGCGATCATCGAGAACCTGCCCCTGATCATCGAGGCCGGCATCCAACTGCTGCTCTCCCTGATCACCGGGCTGATCAACGCACTCCCGCAGCTGATCACCGCCGCGATCGAACTCGTGCTGCAGCTCGTCACCGGGCTGCTGACGATGCTCCCGCAGCTGATCGAGGCCGGCATCCAGCTTGTCGTCTCGCTCATCACCGGGCTCGTCAAGGCGATCCCGCAGATCATCGCGATGCTCCCGCAGATCATCTCCGCGATCTGGGACGGGCTCGCAGGGGTCGACTGGCTCGACCTCGGCGCGCAGATCATCAAGGGCATCATCGACGGCCTGTTCAGCATGCTCGGCTCTCTCGGCGACGCCGTGGGCGACATCGTCGGAACGATCACCGACTTCTTCCCGCACTCGCCCGCCAAGCGCGGCCCGCTCTCCGGGTCCGGATGGCGGCGACTGAAAGAGTCCGGCGCGGCCACGTTGGAGCAATTCAACGCGGGCGCGAAGGACGAAGCGGGCGGGTTCGGTGACGCGCTCGTCGACGCGGCCGCGTCGGCGTCGAAGCGGGCACAGGTCACCATGACCTCCGCATCGGCGACGGTCGAGGCCGAGGAGACAGCACGGCGCAGGGGCGGCTCCGGTGGCGAGCCGGGCGCACCGACGCCGCCGATCGTGCAGAACAACAACTTCGGTAGTGAGGATCCGGCGGTGGCTGTGGAGATGGCGGGCCAGAAGCTCGCCTCGCTCGCCAGCCGTACACGCGGCTGACAGGAGAGATCATGAAGCAGCTGCTCGAGATTCATGTGGACGGTCGAGAGATCCTCGGCCGTCCACATGACCTCGCCAAACCTTGGGGGCTATACGTCAGGAAGGACGGCTTCCAGGGATGGGAGGGCCTGCCGGCCGGGCGTCGTGAGGCGCTCGCCCGCGCAGTCGAGCACGGTGAGCACGACCTCCCCGTCTACCTTCCCGCCCGCGTCGTCACCATCGACGGGATGGCCCTCGCCGCTGACCCCGAACTCTTGCAGGAACAGTGCGACCGGCTCACCGGCCTTGGCGCGACCGGCGAACAGCAGTCCGTCACGATCGACCACCGCGGGGCCACCCGGTGGGCTCTGGCCCGGCGGACGGCAGCGGAGGTGAGCGACCGCGGCGAGTGGGTGGGCCGCGTATTGCGCGCCGACTTCCAGCTGCAGCTCGTGTTCGCTGACCCTCGCCGCTACGGCGAGACCGGCATCTTCCCGAAGACCGGGACCGCAACGTCTATCGCGGCCGCCCACTACGGCAACTTCCCGGCTTTCCCGGTCATCGAGATCCCCGCCGCACCGACCACGTACGCCATCTCGTCCGCAGGCCGCACGTTCACCGTCACCGGAGCGACAGCCGGCGGCACGCACACCGTGGACCTGCGCCGCGGCCGCGTCTACCGCAACGGCGTCGAGATGGTCGGCGTCGGGCGCGGCGACCTGTGGACCGCGCCACCCGGACGCAGCACCCCGTTCACCCTCTCGGCCCCCGGGCGGGTGAAGATCCCCGACACCTACGTCTGATCGGAGGCGAGCCGATGTGGACTCTCTGGTCTCACGAGTCGATCACCGGCAACGAGCTCGGCAGGGCGTGGGCTGCCGGTGACCCATCGTGGTCCATGAACCTCACCGGCACGGGGGAGTGCTCCTTCGCGTTCAAGGTCCTCGACGGTGAGACCGGCCTCACCCGTTCAGAGATCGACCGGCTGTTCACGCCGAACAGCAGGTCCCTGTCTCTGCGATGGGGTGACACCGCTGTCGTCGGCGCATGGAAGATCGACGATTGGGACTACGACGAAGACGCCGGCACGCTCACCGTCACGGGTGTGCAGCTCCGCAGTGAGACGAAGTGGCGGATGACGTACGGGCTGAGCGGCTACGAGCTCGGCACCCTAGCGATCACGAACCGATCCGCCAGCGGCGCTGTTCGTGCGATCCTCGCCCGGTTCATGCAGTGGTCGGCGGAATGGAACTATCCGATCGACCTGCCCGCCGACGGGGCCGGCACGATCTCCGCCACCTGGGAGTACTGGAAGAAGCTGACGATCGAGGATCTGCTCACCCAGATCGAAGAGCTCGGCTACGAGATCGTGCTTCGCCCGTACCTCACCGCCGGTCGCCAACTGCGATACGAGACCCTCGTCGCCGCGAAGGTGAGCGTCGGGTCCAGCAGCTTCCACTTGCAAGCCGAGACGTCCCCGCTCGGCGGCGTCGGATACAAGGTCAACGGAGCCGACCAGCTCACCGGCGGCCAGGGCGTCGGCTCAGGAAGCGGCCAGGATCAGCCCGTCGCATGGGCCGGCAGCGGGCCGTACTCGATCCCCATCCGGGACGCTAAGCGCACGTTCCCTGACCTCACCGGGGCGCAGCTGCAGGGCGCGACGAACGCATGGTTCGCGGCCGCACGAAACCCGATCGTGCAGTGGCGCGTCGGGTCCTTCACCGCCGACGACGAGTTCCCCGCCACCCTCGCCACCGTCGGCCGCGGATGGATCCTCGAGTCCTCCGGCCACGTCGTCTTTCCCGACGGCCCGCACACGCTGCGCGTGATCGCCTGCTCGGGGTCGTTCAGCAACCAGATCCGCGTGGAGGTGCAGAGTGCTTCGTGACCTGTCAGACGCCTGGGGGTGGCTGCAGCGGATCATCCGCCGCATCGACCGCCTCGAATCCGGCGCACCACTCGAGAACGCGTCGATCACGAACGGGCGACTCCGCATCATCGGCGGAACGCTGCGCGTCGACTCTGGTGGCTCCGTCGTCATCGTGGGCACCCTGTCGATCGACGGCACGACCACCGTGACCGGGAACTTCAAGGTCACGGGTCCGTGGACGCTCGAGGGCAACGGCACGATCACGGGCAACGTGACGATCGCGGGCAACGTCTCGGCGACGGGCGAGTGGACGCAGATCGGCGAGTGGCACCTCAACGGCCACGGCAGCATCACCGGGGACGTCGACATCACGGGCATCCTCACCCTGATGTCTGAGCTTCGCGTGTCCAACGCGGGAAAGATCACTGTAGGCAGCATGACCTTGGACCCGACGACGCGGGGCGGCTCGGTGAAGTTCGCCGGTGGCCCAGAGGTCTACGCCTCCGGAACGGCTCTGTCGTTGTACAGCGGTGCCCTCAACGGGGCGTCTGTCGAGCTCAGTCCCGGGCTCGCGAAAGTGAGCGCCGGTGGTGCGCGGTGGATCGAGGTGAACGCGAGCGGATTCCGCCTGGTAGGGCTCCCCACCATCTCGCGGTCATCCGCCAACAACGCGACGGTGGGAACCGTCTACGCTGACGCTTCAGGAAATCTGTATCGCGTCGTGACCTAGTCGATGGTCTCGATCGTCTCGGGGCAGTACACCTGCTGAGCGCCGAAGAAGATCGCGGACGTATCCATGTAGTACCCGGTGGAAGTGGGCTGCTCTCCGTCCACGAGGCGAATCTGCTCGAGTGGCACGCCTGCCTTCACCTGCTCGCATCCGTCATGGCCTGCGGCGATTAGCTGCTCGTCCGTCGCGTTCGTGATGCCCGATCCGGGGAGAAGTTCGCCGCGCACCACGTCCAGGAATCTCGCGTCGAGTTCCGCAGAACTCGACGGTGAAGTGGTGGGGGACTCCGCGGCGAGCGGTTCGGGTGTTCCGGTTGGCGCGTCTTCTGCGGTCCTTTGGCTGGAGCGATCCGTTTCGGTGGCGGCGTTTCCGCCGTCAGCACAGCCAGCAAGTGCAAGTAGGAGAACGGCCGCGACGGCGGCGACGGCGGGGCGCTTCATGACTGTTCCTGTCGCTTGTTCAGGGCTTTGCGGAGCCCGTGCGGGGTCATGCCGAGGATGCGGCCGATCTCGTCCCACGTGAGTCCTTGCTCGCGGGCGCGGATCACGGCCGCGTCGCGTCGGTCGACGAACGTCGACGCCTCGTCTGCGAGGGCTTCGAGCTCTGACCGGATTTCATCCATTCACGAACAGTAACCCAGTTACCACTAGTTCGTCAATCATCACGCCCTCCCGGGCGCATCGTGTTTGGAGGAGCAATGGCTCTCATCACCGGCATCCTCGCGGACTACGAGCGCAAGGCCATGACGACGCGGCACCCAGTCATCGAGTTCCATCCGTCAGGGCCAGGGGTCCGCGCGGGTGCCGGAGTGCTTTACGCGTCTCGGGTCGTAACCGTGGAGCCAGCGCCTTCGACTGGTACATGGACAGCGGACCTGGAGCTGACGACGCTCATCAGCCCGGAGGTCTGGTACGCGGTCGTGATCAAGTGGCTCGATGAGGCCGGGAATTTCAGGTCCGTTGATCGGCTGCCAGGGCGACTCTATGTCGATTCGCCTGGTGATTTCGCAAGCAAGTATCGCCCCGATCCCGCGCCGTGGTTTGTGTGGATCGTGCCCGGCGCCGAGGATCCGGCGCCAGTGGGCTCCAGTCCCAGTGACTTCGTGTACGACCCGATAAGCAACGACCTCTTCGTGGTCGAAAGGAGCGCGTGATGGCCGGATACGAGCTCAGGCTGATTTCGAACCTCAAAGGCGACAAGGGGGACAAGGGCGATCAGGGGGTGCAGGGTCTTCCGGGCCCGGGCGCCGTCCCTGCCGATGACGCAGTGGCCGGCTACGTTTCCACAGAGGGAACCTCGGCCACCCAGGAGGCGCTCGATGCGCGGTACGGGGCAACGCTGCACGCGACAGCGCATGGCGTTGTGGGCGACGGAACGACGAACGACGCTGCCGCTCTCGAAGCGCTGCTGACCAAGGCCGCGACATTCGGGTTGGGCGTGGTGCTCCGCGAAGACTCGACGGTGCTCGTGGACAGCACGGTGGTGGTTCCGTCCGGGACTCGACTGGACCTGAACGGTTCGACGATCAAGCGCGGACCGACCGGATCGGGTGGGATGCTCAACCTGACCGGCAAGACCGGGGTGAGGATCCACTCCGGAGCACTGGACGGCAACAAGGCGGCCTACGCTCCCGCGACGGAGTGGCGACACAACATCATCATGGATGACACCCATGACGTGAAGCTCTGGGATCTGCGATCGGACAACTCCAAGGGCGACGGGATCTACGTCGGTGGCGCGATCTCGCACTGCACGGATGTGAGCCTGTTCAACGTGACCTGCGACGGCAACCACCGTCAGGGAATGTCGATCATCGCTGTCGATGGGCTCGTGGCGACGTCCTCCCGGTTCATCAACACCGCGGGCACCGCGCCGGAATCTGGCGTGGACGTCGAACCGAACAACCCCAACCAGCTGATTCGGAACGTGCGGTTCATCGGTTGCACGATGACCGGCAACGCGGGGCACGGATACCTCGAGGTACTTGTCGAGGCGCGCACGGTGTACCAGGGCGATGTGATCCTGACCGCGTGCAACCTCGATGGCAACGCGGTCGCGGGTGTGCGGCTCACGGAGTCGCAGGACTTCCAGATGATCGGCGGGTCCGCATCACGGAACCTTGTCGGCGTTCGGCACGACACCCGGAAGCTGCGGAACGCGAAGTTCACCAACGTCACGATGCAGGGCAACGGCCAGCACGGAGTCGGGTTCACCGCGGTCTACGACGAGCTCGCGTTTACGGCGTGCACGTTCAAGGAGAACGGCGCCACGACGACAGGTGACGGACTGAATATCGCCCCGGTCGGGACCTCGACCGCGCTGCGCTTCATCGGGAACTTCTCGGGCGGAGGTCAGCAACGCAACGGCGTCACCCTGGGCGCCAACGTGTCTGGCGCTGCGTTCATCGCGAACCAGTACGGAGTGAACACGGGCACCGCCCGATCCGGCACCAGCGTCATCACCCTGGACCTCGATGCGATCGGGAAGCGGACCGTGACGGGCTCACGAGGCGGCAACGCGGCGCTGACGTCGTTGCTGACCCAGATGGCAGGGATCGGCCTCATCACGGACAGCACCACAGCCTGAACCCTCACCGTCCGGTTGGGGGCTTCGTCGTTAAGGAGGACCGTATGTCGATCAGTTTCGCCGCCGGCGCCTACAACCGCGCCGCGGGCACCCGTGCGGCGTTCGAGGCGCTTTCGAATGAGCTCGTGCGCGAAGGCCACCCGGCGATGGTGTCGATCTCGGGCGACCGAGAATCCGAAGACCAGGAGCGGATCTGGTACGAGCGTATGACGCTCACGCCGGGCAACCGCAAGGTGTACGGGTATCGGTGGTGGGAGGGCCGGAAGTGGTTCCAGATCCACCCCGACACCGTCGCACCGCCTCGGACGAGCAATCACGAGGCCCGCAGGTCGAACGATCTGAAGTGGCCGTACAACTCCGACACCCCGGCTGCGCGCCGGGCGAAGGTGCTCGCGAAGAAGCACAACATCACGCGCGAGGGCGAGAACTTCCGCGAGCTCTGGCACTGGACCTTCTGGGGTCCGCTCGGACACATCGACTCGTCGGCATCCGCTGGCGGTTCGTCACCCATCACCGCAGTCCCCGAGGAGGACGACATGATCGCTGCACGCATCACCGACGGCGCGGGCGTCAAGCACCACGCCATCATCGGGAACGGATACTTCCGCCACCTGATCGGTGCCGACGACCTCGAGTGGCAGAAGAACGTCGTCACCGCCGACGACAGCTGGACCGACATCCCGATCGACCGCCTGCCCTCGGTGCTCCGCACCTACGCGTGCGACCTGCATATCTGGGACATCCGGGGCGGCTCGATGGTCGTGCGCGACCCGCTCGACGGCAGCATCAAGGCCGGCAACCTCTGGTCGGCTCTCAACGCTGTGCGCTCGACGGTCGGCTCCGTCCAGGTCACATCGGCCGAGACCGCGAAGTACGTCAAGCAACTCGCGACGGCGAAGTGATGCGCGGCTTGTGGCGGGCGTCGATTTGGCACCCGGATGCGATACCTCCCGACGAGTGGAAGTACCGATCGCTGAAGCGTGTCTGGCTGCCGGCGTACGACCTGATCGCGATCGGCGCCGGGATATGGGCGGCGCTGTTCGGTTCGCCCGTGCTGCACGAGCTCTTCGACGAGCCGGTCATCGACGCCATGGGCGTGCTGCTGACGTTGGTCGCGGCGGTCTGCCTGTTGGGCGTCGCCTTTCCGCGCCTGTGGCGGTGGGAGATCTGCGGGAAGGCGCTGCTCGTCGCGCTCCTCGCCGCCTACGCCGCTGCCGTCGTGCTGTTCCGGGCGAACCCTGCTGCATCCGCCGGGTTCGTCGCGTTCGTCATCACGCTCGCGCTGCCGCTCCCCATCTTCCGGCTGACGCTTCTCGGCGAGGAGATCAAGGAACGGCGAGAGGGGGACGCCTAGTGGACCCCCAGACCGTCATCGCGATGATCGGTGCCGCCGCGCTCGCGCTCGGCGCCGTGCTGACCTTCTTCGCAACCCGCGGGAAGACGAAGACCGATGCGAAGACCGCGCTCGATGCTCGGATCGACAAGCGGGTGAGCGAGCAGCTCGAAGGTGCGTGGACGGAGATCACGGCGTTGAAGGCTGACGTCGCGACCCTCACCGAGAAGGACCGACTCAAGTCGTCCGCCTTCGCCCGCATCCTGCGGGCCATCGCCCGCCAGTGGCCGTCCGACCACGGGCCCGACCTCGACCCGTCCGACATCGCACTGATTGAAGACACCATCCCTCCCACCTGGCTGCGAAAGCACCACCCCCGCCCCGAAGGAGAATCCGCACCATGAGCAAGCTCACAAGTCCCGCCTGGTGGAAGGCCGCGGTCCTCCGTGCGCTCTACACCGCGATCGCCATCGCCATCCCGTACATCGCTGCCGTCGAGCTCGCGGCCGTGCCGTGGCTCATGGCCGCGTCCGCCGCAGCCGTCGGCGCGATCCTGTCCTTCGCGACGTCGCTGTTCGGGCTGCCCGAGTCCGAGGGCGTCGACCTGCCCTGGTGGCTCGCCGCGCTCGAGCGCGTCGCGAAGACCTTCGGACAGGCGCTCGCTGCCGGCCTCACCGGCGCCGTCTTCCTGACGGACGTCGACTGGGCCGTCGTGCTGCAGGCCGCGCTCGGAGCAGCGTTCATCTCGCTACTCCGACTCATCCTCGCAACGCTGCCCGCTGACCCCGCCGCGCCGAAGGCGATCGTGCAGAACTTCACCTTCGAGACCCGGAGCGGTATTCCGGGCACGCTCGAAGTCGACGACCGAGCGCAGATCAGCAAAACCCACGATCGATCCTGACGTATTCTCCGCAGAGCCCCCGCTCAGCTTCGGCTGGGCGGGGGCTTTCGCGGTTTCGTGGCCGGCCTACGGGGAATTCGCACCTGCGCTAGAGTCATTGCAAACTGCTGACCTTGGGGGATGTCCGTGATCGAGAAGACCACGCTGAGTGGCGGAGACCTTTGGAAACTCCGGCTGGATGAACAGAATCCGCGTCACGAACCGAAGTCCCAGCAGCAGGACATCATCAACTACCTGGCAGCGAACGAGGACGTCTTGCCGCTTCTTCAGGACATTGCCGAGATGCGGTCTTTGAATCCCTTCGACCGCTTTGGGGCGATCCGTGACGGCGAGCTGCTGATCGCTATCGAAGGTAACCGACGCCTATGCTCTCTGATCCTACTGAACGACCCTGACCTGGCTCCTGCGAAGTATCGTGCGCGAGTACGGGCAGCGGCAGAAGGATGGGATCCCGGCTCGGTAGACATCGACATCGCAGTATTCGATTCGCGCGACGAGGCTGATCCGTGGCTCGAGCGGCGGCACCAAGGTGCGCTCGCCGGGCGCGGGCTGCGCCAGTGGTCGCCGGCTGCGAAAGACCGTCACTTCGGGGAGTCAGGGAACGCTCTCGCTCTGAAGCTTCTGGACGATGGGTTGGCGCAGAATCTGATCACTCCCGAGCAGCGCCAGAAGCGGGTTGTGACGACGGTTCGTCGATTCTCGGACCGAGTTTCCTTCCGCCGAGAGTACCTGCGGATCTCGACCGGCGCGAGCGATCCCGAGTACGTGACAGACCTCACGCCAGAGCTCTTCAAAGAGCGACTGCGCATCTTCCTTTGGGGGCTGTTCGCCGCAGAACCGACAGTCCATTCCAGGATGTCCGCGAAGGACATCGAGAATTGGGTCCGTGACCAGCTCCAAGATCCAGTTCTGGCGGAGGATCCTGTAGAGAGCTCATCGGACGCCCCAGATGGAAGCTCATCCGATATCTCGGGGGAAAGGTCCTCGGATGGCCCTACTGAAGACTCGAGCGGATCGACCGCGTCATCGTCGACGACGCGTGGCGCGGACGGACCAGCGCCTAGCGCTGCGGGTGCAGGCAACGGTGCTGCCGGTGCCGCGGACGAACCGGGGGAGGCGGTGCCTCCGGTACCCAAGCCTGCGCCACCTGCGAGCCGCTGGAGCTTGGTGGACGGCGGGACCTTCGCCACCGCGACCAACGACCCGGTGCGCAGACACGTCATCTACGAGCTCTCCCGGATCACCCGCAACACGCCTTTGGCTGCCGCTGTTGTCGCGCGCGTGCTGTTGGAGGGCTTGTACCTGGATTTCTGGCACCGAACGTGCGTTGGAAAGGCCGACTCCAAGCTTCACGTAAAAGTCCTCGAGATCGTCAAGGTGATCGAAGCATGGAGCGATCTCACTCGCGCCGAAAAGAATGCGCTCAACGCACTGCAGCGCAGTGCGCAGAACCCCGGTCAGGTACTCAGCCCCGCAGCGTTGGGTGCTGCGGCACACGGGGCTGCTATCCCGGCGTGGAGCACGCTTGTGGCGGAGTGGGACACGCTGCTGCCAGTCACCCGTCGTATCTTCGCGTTCGTCGAGAGCGGCGCTGGCCAAGCAGGCCTCTAG